ACGCTCTACGCGGCAACGGTTCTTGAGCCGGAACAGTGCGGCATCATCATCGCCAACCAGTAACCAATGAGGGCGGGGGTTTCGGCTCCCGCCCGTTTTGAGGGGTATGGCAATGAGGCCTTTTGATCCTGATTACGGCGCAACCGTCCAGATTGCGAATTCGGTCACTGCTTCGGCGGTAGCTGCGCTTGAGGAAGGCGTTACGTCTGTTGCGCTCTACAATTCATCGACAACCGCGATGGCCTATTTCGTCTGCCAGCAAGCCGACACTGCGCGCGTTGCCACGACGGCAGACATGATCGTTCCGCCGGGCAATCTCATCCGTATCACGGTGCCGCGTGGCCCGAAGCGTTACAGCGTCATTGCGTCGGCAGCGGACGGTAATCTCTTCATCGCATCCGGGCAGGGGAACTGACATGGCCGCTGAAACGACAGGCGCGGACTTCTACGAATTCCCGAAAATGCTCTTCAAGGGTGATGATTTCCACATCGTTGACGATGCGCAAGCCGAAGCCGACGCCCGCAAGGATGGCTGGCACGATTACGGCAAAGACCCGCTCGACCATGACGGCGATGGTCGCAAGGGTGGCTCGAAGCGCAAGGCCGCCGAGTGACGATCTCAATCACCATCGATCCGGGCGGGCGCACCAAGGGCGAGATTATTGAACTCGCTTTTGAACTGTGCGGACTGCCCGGCTATGAATTCGGGCGCGAGCCTGAGGAAGTCAACGCGGCGCTGCGTCACCTGAATGCGCAGATGAAGCGTTGGCCGTGGACGATGGTGACATACGAGCAGCCGACCTATGGGCAGGGGGCTGGCGAAGATCCGTCCGGCGTTCCCGACGATGCTGTTGACGCTGTTGCGGGCGAACTGGCGAAGCGGCTGGCGTCGATCCACGGCAAGGCGCTCTCAGATGAAGCGAAGTCGTCAATCAAGCAGGCCTATGACGTTTTCCTTGCCACTTATGCGCCCGCAAACGTGCCGACGATGAAATATCCCAACAAGACGCCGCGTGGCATGGGCAATCGCTCATGGGGCTTTGACGCGCCCTTTATCACGGAGTCGTAGGCGTGGCTCAAATCCCGCTGCTCTCCGGTCTTGTTGGCAGCAATCAGGCTGAATTCAAACTCTCCTACCCGAAGAACATGGAGCCTGTCCCGCTTGAGAACGGCATCTCAAAGGGCCAGCTTCGCATGGCATCTGGCGCGATCCAGACCGACACAGGCCCCGGCACTGACCGTGGCGGCGTGTTCTGGAATGAACTCTGCTACCGCGTCATGGGCACGCGCTTTGGATACATCACCAACCTTGGCGCCTGGCAGGAAATTGGCGACGTTGGTGACGGTGGGCCATGCGCGTTTGACTATGGCTTTGACCGGCTGGCGATCAATTCAGGCAACCGCCTCTATTATTTCGACGGCGCCAATCTGACGCAGGTGACGGACCCTGACCTTGGTGACGTCTATGACCTGATCTGGATCGACGGCTATTACATGACCACGGACGGCACTTCTGTCGTTGTCACGGAATTGTCTGACCCGACGTCTGTTCTGCCGCTGAAATATGGCAGCGCGGAAGAAGACCCTGATATGGTCGTCGGGCTGCTCAAGGTTTCGAACGAAGCGCAGGTTCTCGGTCGGCATACGATCCAAGTGTTTCGAAACGTGGGCGGCAACGGCTTTCCATTCCAGACTATCCGCGGCGCGACGCTTCCCTATGGCTGCGTCGGGCCGCGCGCCAAGTGCATCATTGACGGCGGCTATGCGTTCGTCGGTGGCGCAAAGAATGAGGGCCTGTCTGTCTGGCTCGTCTCGCCTTCAGGTGGATCAGTGCAGCGGATTTCGACGCGCACGATTGACGATGATCTCGACGCGGTATCAGATCCGACGCAGATCGAAATCGAAGCGCGTGGCACACGGGGTGAGCGACGTCTTATAGTGCACCTGCCTGAGGGGAAGTCGTGGGTATTCCTTGCTGAAGCATCGGCCAAGGCGCGCGATCTCGTCTGGTATGAGGCTGAGACTGACGGCACATACAATATTCGTCATGCTGTGTCGGCTTATGGCCGCATGGTGGTGGGAAGCCCGACAGGGGAAGTCGGGTTTCTGTCCGATGATACGCCCGACCATTTCGGGCAGCCGGTTGAATGGCGCTTTGACTGCGGCCTGATCTACAACGCGGCGCGCGGGGGCGTGGTGCGACAGGTGGAACTCGTCGGACTAACAGGGCGCGGTGATGCGCCTGTCTCGGTGTCAGTGACACGTGACGGCCAAACATGGTCTATCGAGCGCCCGAACAGCATCGGTGTACTTGGGCAGCGTGCACGGCGCATTTGCTGGCGTCTCAACCTGAAATTCAGCCGCTTCATCGGCCTGCGTTTTCGTGGGCGCGGTGGAATGCCCGGCATTGCTGCGTGCGAGGCTGATATTGAGGCGCTGTCTGTCTGATGGGGCAGGTCACAGACACTCTATCACGCCGGATGCTTGAGAGCCTGTTCCCAAGCGATTACCGCGCGGCCAAGGCATTCGAGCAACTGACGATCACAGCGGACGAAACCGCAACGCTTGCGTCAACCACGGCTCAGGCAACCGGCGCATTGCAGGATGCGACGTTCGTCACGCTGTCATCGAACGCGACACTGCCCAATGAGCGGGTTTTGCAGCTTGGGCACGGCCTGACTGCGACCGATGATGGCTCGCTGCTCACTCTCTCGCTTGGCGTTGGTGCGGCACTGGTTGAAGGTGGCTATTCAGTCACCCTGCGCGCTCAGGGTGTCACGGACATCATTCTGCCGACGTCTGGCACCTTGGCAACGCTCGGGCCTGTATTCGGCAAGACGCGCGCGATTACGGCGGCGGGGGGCTTCAACACGGCAGACTATTGCATTCTCGCTGATGCGACGGCGGGGGCTTACACGGTGACACTTCCTGCACTGGCCGATGCGCGCGATCAGGTCTTTGTCCTCAAGAAAGTCGATGCGTCTGCCAATGCCGTGACGCTCGATGCGAACGGCGCGGAAACAATAGACGGGGCTGCGACACAGGTGATCAACACGCAATGGGCATCGCTGACCGTCATTGGCGGCGCTGCGGGCTGGATGGTCCTATGAGCCATCGCCCTTGGTCTCAGCCTTGGCCTGCGGGTGGCGGCGGCGGTGGTGGTGCAGCAGCATGGGGCAGCATTACCGGCTCACTGTCCGCGCAGACTGATCTGACGGCAGCATTGGCAGGAAAACAGGCAGCGGGCAGCTATGAGACGGCAGGGGCTGCTACGGCGGCTGTTTCGGCACATGAAGCCGCGCCCGATCCGCACTCGCAATATCTGACGGCAGCCGAAGCGGCGGCATTGCTCCCAGTGGCAGGCATGGCGACCGTTACGGTTCCGGCCAACGCGCTTGAGCATACCGAAACAGTTTCAGCGGCAGGCGTCACAGCGGGGCGCATCGTTGTCGCTGGCATCGCGCCTCACTTGGACGGCGACGAGAACGACGCCGAACTGCTCGACATTGTGGCGCTCAGTGCGGCGCCCGGCTCAGGTCAGATCACGTTCGACATTGCCTTTTCCGCTCCGACGCAAGGGGCAATCAAACTCAACTGGAGTGCTATCTAATGGCAAAGATTTCCCGCGATCTCGCAACGCCTACAGGTGGTGGCTCGACCATCAACCCGCGCGAGACGATCATCGGCAGCGGCACAATCGGCGCGGCGAACGCTGAAGTCGTCATCCCCGCTGATGGATGCTCCACGATTGCGCTTGATCTGCGCGGCACGTTCAACCTGACGATTGAACTGGCAGGCACGATTGACGGAACGAACTGGATTCCGATTCCTGTCCGTCCGGTCAACGTCGCGGCGGTAGCCTATGTTGCAACGGTCACTGGCTCAGCGGCAGGTGCATGGGTTGGCAAGTGCGCGAGCTATCGTTCCGTTCGTGCGCGCTGCACGGCTTACACGTCCGGTTCTGCGACGACGACGCTGGTCGCAAGCAACGGCGCTCTGGACGACACGTTGCAAGGCCCGGTGACGTCTGGCATCGGCACGGCTGTTGGTGCATCGGGCGCGGCGGTCACGTTGACGCTGGCGGCTCCAGGTGCTGGCTTGCGGCACTATCTAACCTATCTGTCAATCAATCGCTTTGCGGCGGCTGTTCTCACGGCGGCGGCGGCTCCGGTGACGGTCACGACGACGAACTTGCCCGGCTCTCTCGCGTTCTCGTTCCCGGCTGATGCGGCGGCACAAGGCACGATTGACCGCTGGAGTGAGGATTTCGCCTATCCCATCGCCTCGTCGGCGCAGAACACGGCAACAACGATTGTCTGCCCACTGACAACGGGCGTGATCTGGCGTGTGACGGCTGGTTTCTACGTCGCACCATAGCGCCAACCGAGTAATTGCACCGCGCTACCCCTACACCCGATAGCGGCCCCATCGGTAATTTTGGGCGCTTGGCATGGGGCTTTTTTCATTCGTTGGCGGGTTGATCGGCGCGAGCAAGCAGAAAAAGGCTTCGCGCGCTGCTGAGGCCGCGATGATCGAACAGCTTAACCGCGCGATCACGCAAAATCAGACGAACTATGAGCAGATCAGGGGCGACTATGCCCCCGCGCGCGATGTTCTAGCGCCGACCGTTGGCGCAATGGGCGATATCGTCGGCATCAACGGCGATCCGGCGCAGCAGACGGCATTGGACCGATTGAAGGCATCTCCAATGTATCAGTCGCTATTCCGCACTGGCGAGGAAGCCGTGTTGCAGAACGCAGCGGCGACGGGCGGCATTCGTGGCGGCAACACGCAGCGGGGCCTTGCCGACTTTGGCGCGGACACGTTCGCGCGGCTCATTCAACAGCAGCTTGAGAACCTCGGCGGCTTGGGCGGCATCGGCATGAACGCGACCGGCGCGACGGCTCAGGCGGCGACCAACAACACGGCGGCATTGACCGACCTGTTCACCAACATCGGCAACACCAAGGCGGGCGGTGCACTGACACGCGGCGGCATCACGGCGGGCATGTGGAACAACGCGGGATCGTTCCTCGATAAAGCGGCGGGTGGTGGCGGCATTGGCAACCTCATCTCCAAAGTAGGCAAGGTATTCTGATGCCGATTGCCGCGCAGCCTGTTGATTTCGCGTCCATCCTCAAAGGTGGGCAAGGTCTTGTGCCGGACTATGCGCAGCAAGAGGCGCAGAAAACGCAGATGATGCTGCAAGACGCTCAGGCGCGCGGCATCCTCAACGATGTCACTGCGAACGAGCGCAAATTCAGCCGCGAAGATCAGTATCAGGCCGACCTTGACGCCGTGCTTGCCAATCCGCACGATCCGAACGCAATCCGGCAGTTGCTCATCAAATATCCCGAGCATTCGACCGCATTGAAGGCGGGCATGGATAGCCTGGACGGAACGACCAAGGCGCGCGAACTCACGATGATGTCGGAAGTCTATTCGGCTGCGGCATCGGGCAAATATGACCTTGCCGCAACGCACCTTGAGCGCCGGATTACGGCAGACAAGGCAGCGGGACAGGACACGACGCACGACGAGGCGATCCTTGCCGGTCTGCGCAGTGAAGACCCCGTAGAGCGCAATGCAGCAGTCAACATGATCGGCTATGGTCTGGCGGCCGCAACCGGCGAAGAGCATTTCGGCACGGTCGCGGGGCAGTTGTCGAGTGCACGTAAGCCTGAAATCGTCCAGAATTCTGCGGGCGGGACGGTTCTCGCGATTGATCCGACCACCCGAAAAACGGAAGTCCTCTATGACAGCCCGTTCAAAGAGCAGGTCGTCATGGTCGATGGGCGGCCATATGCCTACACGCCTGGCACGGGGGGCGCGACGGGAGCGCCAACTCCGAACGCACCGCAATCAGCTATCAATGGCGCATCAATCGAGCAGACCGTTGCAGCGGCCATTCCGGGTGTCACTGTCACGTCTCGGCAGCGCGATCCGGCAAAGAACAAGGCAGTTGGCGGCGTTCCGAACAGCTTTCACCTGACCGACCAAGCGCGGGACTTTGTGCCGCCGCAGGGTATGGGCATGGGCGAACTCTCAGCGCGCATCAAACGTGCCATGCCGGGCTTTGATGTCATCAACGAGGGCGATCATGTCCATGTTGAGCCGCGCGGGCAACGGGCGGCATCGAGTGGCAAGCCCGCTGGCAAGAGCGATGCGCAGATCAGGGCCGACGCTCAAGCGGCAATCAAGGCAGGGGCTGACCCGAAGGCAGTAGCGGCGCGACTGCGCGCATGGGGTATTCGATAGATGGCGCAAGAGAACGTATTCTCCGACCTCATTCCGGCCAAGGGTGGAGCCCCCGACGCACAGCCTCAGGCGGGCGGATTTCGTCCGCTTGGGCCTGAACCTGCGCCAAAGCCTGAAGGTCGAATGATGACGCCGGAAGAGGTGCGGGCATTCGGTGGAGACCCGAGCCTCTCCTATTGGATGAATGCAGACGGCAAGCCCGAACTCATTGCAGGGCAGACGAAGAATAACGCAACAAAGCCGACTGGCGAGCAACAGACGGCAGCGCTGTTCTATGGCCGAGCCGCTCGAGCAATGGGCGCGTGGGACAAGATTGACCCCGGCAGCCGCGACCCGCGCACTATTCCTGGGCAGTGGTTTCATGACACCTTCCCCAGCATTGACAACACGCTCAACAGCGATGCGCGTTCGGCTGCGGACGCTCTGGCACGCGATTTCATCACCGCCACGCTGCGCAAGGAGTCCGGCGCGGCAATCGGGCAGAATGAATTCGACAACCAGTATCGCATTTTCTTTCCGATGCCGGGCGATGGGCCTGAGACGCTTCGACAAAAGGCTCTGGCTCGTCAGCAGGCTATGGAGGGTTTGCGCGTTGCGGCTGGACCGGCTGGCATTGATCTGAAGATTGTGCAGGACGGCACTTCACCTCAATCCAATCAGGCGGGCGGCGCGGCAATCCCTGCCACACTATCTCCCGTACCCAACAACCCCAACGACCCCGCAGGCCGTTACCCCGGCGGCATCCAATTCAACGATCAGGCGCAGGAGCAGGTGCAATCCTATCGCTTCACGCCGGATCAGGAAAACGCGATGCGCACGGTTCTGATGGACCCAAATGCAACGCCGGACGATTATGCGCAGATGGTGACGAGCTTTGCCGCAAAGCAGGGAGTCAACGTCGATCAGGTCTATTATCAGTCGGCATTGGCCGAGGGGCAGCGAATCCGTGCGCAGCTTGCGAAGGGCGGGCAGCTTGGGCAGGGCGTCAATTACAAGGGCGCGGACGAAACTGCGCGCGCACGGGCTGAGGCTGAGGCACAACGCGTCAATGCAGTGACCGGGCAGCCGGGCCTTGGTGATCTTGCCAATCAGGGCGTCACATGGGGCTTGTCCGACGAAGCGGCGGGCGCTGGCAAGGCTGTTGGCAGCCTGTTGCAAGGCGACACCAACATTGCTGACAATTACGCGCTTGGCCGCGATGCTGAGCGCATCCGGCTTGAGCAGGCGCGCGCAAACACGGGCGGCACTGGCACGGCGGTTGAACTTGGCAGTGGGCTGTTGATGGGCGGCTCCGGTGTGATGGCTAACCCGATCAAGGCGGCGACCGTTGGCGGTGCTGTGTCTGGCTATGGCTATGGTGAAGGCACCGGGGGAAGTGCTGTTAGCGCGGCTGGCGGGGCGTTGGTGGGCAACCTTGGCGGGCGGCTTGCTGAGCGACTGATGAGCGGCGGCGCTGTGAAGGCTCCGAGTGACAAGGCTGTGCGTGTGGCGCGCGCTGAGAATCTCGGCATTGACCTGCCGATGGACGCAGCGGGCGGGCGTGGCGCGCGCATCATCGGCAACACGCTCGATAATATGCCCGGTTCTGCGCAGGTGATGCAGGCGGGGCGTGACAAACTCTCTGGGCAGGTTTCGCAGGCCGTTGACAATGTGGCGGCTATTGCGGGCGATGCGCAGGGCAATCGCGGGCTTGGCGTTGCGGCGCAGGACGCAGCGCGCGGGGGTATGACGCGCGGTGAACAGAAAATGTCCGCGCTCTACGACGAAATCCAGATTTCGCCCGGCACGATGACATCGATGCCGAACACGCTTTCCAAGCTCGAAGAACTGACGACGAAATTCTCCTCTAATCCTGACTTCGGCAAAAACCGGATTGATCAGTCTTTGGTGCGCGATCTGGATGCATTGCGCGCCAAGGTGTCGAGTGAGACGACTGGCCTACTCGATGCCAATGGAAACCCGATCACGCGCACGGTTGAAACGCCTGGCGGGCTATCCTTTGACGACTTGAAGGCATTTCGCACTGACGTTGGCGAGTATATCGGTGAAGCGATCATCGGTGAGGGACGGTCCCGCAAAGACCTGCGCTCGCTTTACGCATCACTGTCTCAGGACATGGAAGAGGCGGCGCGCTCAGTAAGCCCGAAGGCTCTAGCGCAATTTCGTCGCGCCAATGACTATGCGCAGCGCCACTTTGACCGCGTTGAAGGTGCCTTTGCGCAGATCGTCGGTAAGGACATGGACGCCAACCCGGAAAAGGCCGCAAATAAACTGCGCGCCATGCTCACGGATGGGAACGCATCGGCAGACCTCAACACTGTCGCCAAACTGCGTGGCGCGTCATCGCCTGATGAATGGGGGCAGGTCCAATCAGGCCTTATCCGCATGATGGGGCAGCCGCTCAAAACCGAAGGCCGCGACTTCAACCCGCAGACCTTCATCGACACCTATGGCCGCATGACTCCCAAGGCCAAGAACATTGTCTTTGGCAGCAAGGGGTCTCTGCGCGAGGCTCTGGACGAATTCACGGCAGTCTCTGGCGATTTGGCCGCGCGCAACGCCCTTCGAAACACCTCGAACACGGCGGGGCAGGTCATGACCGGCGCGGCGTTCTTTAGCGTCGGCAACCTTCCCGCACTGCTTGGGCAGATGGCGTCATCCTATGGCGTGGCAAAGCTGTTCAATTCACCGCGCTTCGTCCGCTGGGCAACGGGCTATAATCGGATGCTTGCGGGCGCTGCAAAGGCCGGTGGACAGCCGAACGTACAAAAGCAAATGGCCCTGCTCTCCAAGGTCGCAACTGCCGAGCCCGCCATTGCATCCGACATTCTCGGACTGCAACGCGCATTGTCACAGGCATTTGAAGGGGCAGCCGCACAGGCGCCAATGAAGGCGGCGGCAGAAGATCAGCAGCCGCAGCCGCCGCGATAGCCCATCAAAAGCATCGGGAACATCAACACGCTGGGCCACCACCAATAGAGGACCGGCAGCCATAGCCATTTGAGCGCCTTTTTCACGCGCACAACATACCGCGCCAACCGAGTAATTGGAAGCGCCGAAACGCACACATAAGCCGACCTTATGAACCGGCTCGTCAAT